TACTGATGACAATGTTGATAGTTCTACTATTGCGGCTCGATTGGCTGCGGAGGATGCAAGTAATGCAACTGACTGAAGAAGAGAATGAAATTCTTGAGATGACTGCAGTCCTTTGGAATCGCATCAAAGCGTTGCCGGTTCTCCATGTGGCTGATGTCGCCGAATCTGCGCGCGACTTTCACGATATTCAGAACAGAATCGCCGCACGCCCAGTGATTCGTGCGAGCCATAATGCCAAGCCGTAAGGAAATCCTAACCCACGAAGTCGCCGAAAAGGTCAGGCTCGAAGAACTGGTTAAGCCTGGTATTCGCAAGATATTCTCTCGCGTGGTCGAAGACTTCCGCGCCTCAGTTGCTCGCACTGGATCGCCGCAAGATGTAAGCCGATATCGGACTTCATTCGAAACGCTACTTGAGGATCACTACCGCCGAGTGCAGAAGTCATTCTCCGGCGCCATCCTGCTGCATAACAACGTTAGTACATACACTGAGCTGCGCCAGAAGCTAGCCAAGAAGGACGAAGAAGAGTCACATATCAAAGAACAGATATGGGCCATCTTCCTGCTGTGGCGAGATCAGCAGGCTCCAGTGCAGGCCGATATCATTACCGGCACCACTTCTCGCGATATGGAAGATGCTATCTCTCAGGCTCGTCAGGCGTTGCAAGAGGAAGGCAAGCCAACGGATAGGCGCTCGATTGCAACAGTTGCTGCTGTAATCCTCAAGCGTATCACAAGAGGTCGCATTGACCTGATAGCACTTACCGAGACCCAAGCAGCAGCAGAGGCCGCAAAAGCAATCGAAGCATCAACTGCCGCCAGAGTCCTAATTCCCGGTATTCCTGTTCCTCGTGATATAGTTCCTATTATTGATCGGACTGCTCCAGGCCCTGGCCAATGGACTGTAACTGAGCCAATGCCGCAGCCAGCCGCTCTAAAAAAAAGTTGGATGACGTTGAGAGATAAGCGAGTGCGAACCACGCATCGCGAGGCAGAAGGCCAAACTAAGCCACTGAATGAGGCGTTTATTGTTGGTGGTGCGCGTATGATGTTCCCTGGTGATCGCTCACTTGGCGCTCCTATTCGAGAAATCGCTAACTGCCGGTGCAGCGCACAATATTTATTCTGAGGATGTACGAATGAAGAAGATGGTAGTTCCATTTGAGGTTAAGTCGATCACCGAGGATGAGGACTATTACATCTTCGAAGGATATGCATCGACGTTCAATAACGTGGATCGCGGGCTTGATGCTGTTATGCCTGGCGCATTTCGCGAAACCATCAATGAGTTGATGGCTAGCAGCAGGACAGGGAAATTGCCAGCGCTCTGGCAGCACGATACTGAAATGCCGGTCGGCAGCTATACCGAGCTGCGCGAAGATACTCGCGGCCTGTTCGTCAAGGGTCGCCTGCCAAAATCGGACACCTTCGTCAGTGGTCGAGTTATCCCGCAACTCAAAGCGGAAAGCGTGACTTGCATGTCCATCGGTTATTCGACTCTGGACTACGTTATTGAGGCTGGCGTGCGGCTGCTGAAGACTCTCAAGCTGTGGGAAATCTCGCTGGTAACTACGCCAATGAATCCGCTGGCTGAGATTACCGGCCTTAAATCCAATGCGCAATTCCAAGACTTGCCGGTCGCATCGCGAGATCACGAGTGGGATTCAGATGCTGCACTATCCCGCGTCAAGGCATTCCTTGATTCCACTGATGAGCCAAGCGACACTTTCCGCAAGGCGTTCCTGTGGTTTGATGATCATATGCCGGAAGAATTCTCAGCCTATAAGATGCAGATTGCCGATGTGATTGACGGCAAGTTGACGGTCATCCCTCGCGCAATATTCGCTGCGGCTGCCAGTGGCAGCAAGGGCGGCGCCAACATCCCTGAAGATGACCGCGATGATGTTGTGGCGAGCATTGATCGTTATTACGCCAAGATGGACCTCGAATCCCCATTCAAAAAATCCAACGTGCGCCTCGACGACCTATCCGTCCTGACCGAAAGAGACCTTGAAAAACTCTTCAAGTCAGGCGTATCCTTCACCAATCAAACATCCAAGCGCTTGGCATCCGCGCTTAAAACTTTTCTTCGAGACGAAGGGAAGTCAGGGAATCGGGGAGATTCTACCGGAGCAGAAGTTGTCGATGAGCTGAAAAGATTGTTGGAACTTGCTAAAACCCTGACCTCAAATATCGAAGGAAAGTAACATGACTGATATCAACCAAGAAGCGCTGGGGGCTGTCAAAGCTCTGCGCGATACCGTTGAAAAATACGGTGCAGACTCTGCGCAATTCAAGGGCATGGTCGATGCCACCAATACCGCGCTTGAAAAGCAGGAAAAGGCCAGCCAGGAATTCACCTCCAAGCTTGCCGAAGAACGCAAAGCAGCTGAAGAGCTGAAAGAGCGCATCGATGGCCTGGAGTTGGAGCTGTCCCGCAAATCTACCCAGTCCGGCAATGGCTACAAGGAAACGCCTGAATACAAGGCGCTCCAACTGTATGCTCAGAAAGGTCTGGAAGTTCTGACGCCGGAACAGAAAGCTACTCTGCGCACCGACATTGCAACTCAGGGCGGTTATCTGACCATGCCTGAAATGGACAACATGATCATCAAGAAGATCACCGAGATTTCTCCGGTGCGCTCTGTTGCTCGTGTTCGTACTGTCGGCAGCAAGACTCTCTCCATCCCAACCCGCACTGCGATCCCGGTTGCTACCTACGAAGGTGAAGCGGCTGCTGGCGGCGAAAGCAACTCGACTTATGGCCAAGAAACGCTGACCGCGTATCGCCTGACCGTAACCGTGCCTTACACCTACGATCAGCTCATTGACTCGGAATTCGATATGGAATCCGAGATCATGAACGACGTAGCTGAGGCCTTCGCGTTCACCGAAGGCAATAAGTTCACCCTCGGCACTGGCGCCAAACAGCCTGAAGGCTTCCTGGCTAACGCAACCGTAGTTGCTGATGCCCGTACCTCTTCGACTTCTGGCGTGATTACTGGCGACGATGTGCTGCTGCTGGCCGGTGACTTGAAGGTCGGCTACAACCCAATGTATGCAATGAACCGCCAGACTCTGGCCCTTCTGCGCACCCTGAAAGGCTCGACCAACGACCACTATCTGTGGCAAGTAGGTCTTGGCCCAACCCAGCCAAACACCCTGGCAGGCGCTCCTTACGTCATCATGCAGGACATGCCGAACGTTGCAGCTAACTCGCTGAGTCTGGTCTACGCAGACTTCCAGCGCGGTTACACCATCATCGACCGGACCGGCCTGCAAGTGATCCGCGATGACGTGACTCGCAAGAAGAACAACATCATTGAACTGACCTTCCACCGCTACAACCACGGTCAAGTGGTTCTGCCGGAAGCGTTCAAAATCCTGAAAACCAAGGCATAAGGAGCCCATCATGTTCCAGGTATTTGATCTGCATAATGAGGCAACTGCTCGCACTGGTAAGACGATTGCGGCAATCTCAACCAACACCAACACCGATGGCGCGATCATCGATACCGCTCATTATGAGTCGTTGGAGTTCTACATTCTGTCGGGCACCGTTACTGACGGCACGTATGTAGCACAGTTGTTCCACGGCAATGATTCGGGCCTTTCGGATGCCACTCAAGTGTCCTCCGAAGAGCAGCTTGGCACCGCCACCTTCATCTTGAGTGATGATGATGCAACCAAGCGTATCGGCTACGTCGGCAAGAAGCGTTACGTGCGTCTGCGTCTCGTGTCTACCGGCGTGACCACTGGCGGTACTTTTGGTGCAGTTGCTGTTCTTGGCACTCCGCATCACGCGCCGGCCGCTTAACGGCTGTCTGAGGCAATGAAGATAAGGGGCTTTCGAGCCCCTTTGTTTTAAGGATGGAATGACATGATCAATATTTTAAAATCCGGCAGTTGGGCGCTCGAAGGCGTGCATGTTGTCGAAGTGGCTGAAGGCGAAGTGTTGCATTTCAGCGCTGACGAAGAATTCAAGATGGTCGAGGCTGGCTGGGCCGAATGGATGAAAGAGGCGGCGGTAGAAGCTTTCAAGGAAGTTGTCGCCGTTGAAACGGCACGCAAGCCTAAGGCCAAGTAAATGACCGACCGCTATGAGGCATCAGCTCCAACCGTTCTGGCTGTGTCTCTGGATACGGTCAAGTTGTTCCTGAAAATCGATGTCGGCGATATCACGCGTGACGATGAGTTGGCGCTGCTGATTGCTGATGCGACTGACATGGTTGAGCGCTACACAAATCGGTATCTGTCGCCGCGCACGGTGGTCGGCAAGTTCGACTCCATTGGCACTGGCGATTGCGCGATGCCATACGATTACGTCTGGCTGCGTCGTGCGCCGATCAATGATGGTGCTGTCACGCTGATTCAACTGATGGGCGTATCTGGTGCTGAGACGATCACGTCCACTGATTACCGGCTTAAGCCATTCGATGACCAGGCACGCCTCTATCTGATTCGCGGTATTGGCACGCCGGATCCATTTGAATCATACCCGTTGCGCGTAACCTTCACTGCTGGCTATGCCAATGAGGCTGCGATTCCGCCAGCATTGCTCCAAGGCCTGCTTGAGCTGATCGCCTTCTTCGATGCCAACCGTGGAGATTGCGGTGGTTGTGGCGAGGCTGCTGGCGGCTGCAACGTGCTCGGGTTGCCTCAGGGTATCCAGGCTAAGCTGGCGATGTTTCGGATTCTGCGGGTGTTTGCATGAGCTGCTCAACGCTGCGATTCCCTAGGGTCAAAATCTGCTTGGGCGATCTGCGTCACAAGATCCAACTAGCCAATCGCGCTGCTGTAGGCCAAACGCCTGGCGACTGGGATAGCAGCGGCGTGACATTCACGAACTATGCGACTGTCTGGGCTGCGATCCGAACGACTGCCGGCGTATTCGCTGGCGTCTCGCGATTCAGCAATACTTCGATTGATCCGAACGCAACCCATATGTTTTACATCCGCCACCGTACTGACTGGCGAGATATTGAGGCCGGCAACGTCTTCGTCCTGATGGATGATCGCCGATTCCGCGTGTTGCGAGTCGATAACCAGAACGAAGACAAAATACTTGATATCATCCAATGCACTGAGCGTGGTGAATCTGAGGCGGGGCAGGCATGATCAGCATCAAGGAAGCCTCGACGAACGATAAGTTCCTGCTGAAAGTGCTGATCGCCGAGCGCGCCACAAACGTTGCGCTGACTGCTGCATGGAAAGAAGTCGGCTCGCTGCTGACCAACAAGCTGCGCTACATGATTCGCAATGGTCCTCGCACTGGTCGCGTCTACACGTTCCGTGGCCGCAAGCATCAGGCATCGGCACCCGGCGAAGTTCCAGCAAATCGCACCGGCAGGCTGGCTAACAGCGTCGGATATGAAGCGACCGGGCATCACACCTTGGTATTTGGCGAAGAGGCTGAATATGCTGGATTCCTTGAGCGCGGCACACGCAAGATAGCGCCTCGACCTCATTTGCAGGTTGCTGTGAACGAAATGCAAACTGTTACCATGCAAACACTTATCAAGTTCATTGCGGAGGCTTATAAATGACTCAGATAGACAGACATCCTTTACTGCGGCAGGCTTATGATGTCTGCATCGCAATTGAGGAATGTGGCGCCTCCGTTGAATTGACGAATGCGGTGACCAAGGCCTCTGCGCTGCTTATGGCTCTGGATAAGTTCATTCCACTCGACCAGCACTCGGCAGAAGATGCATTCCAGCATTTCCTTTCCTATTCTGGGAGTCATGAATTGCCTGAAGATGTTCGATTGAAGATGTGGGCCGCATTTCAGGCTGCATATCAGTGATCACGCCTCGCGACGTAATGGCGCACTTGTGGCGCTATCTGCCATCGGTGACCAGCCTGTTCAACGAGCAATTGACGATTACCAGTGTCTCGGTAACGGGCGGCCGGATCGCCGGCATTATTGCTGCCGGAACGCCTGTTGTTGGCCAGAAGTTGCTGCTGTCAGGCATCAAAGTTCGAAACCCCATTGCCAGCTACGTCGATAATGGCGATGGCACCGCGCGCTTCACGACTGCCAACGATCACGATCAGACAGAGGCCAGGCAGAGGCTAGACACTCAGCAGCTTCAGTTGGGCGGCATCACACCGTCAATCTGGAATGGATTCTACGATCTGGACTCGGTTCCTAACCGTCGCACATTCGAGGTCGTTATTCCGGTCGGCGCAACCATGCCAACTGGCGGCTACCTGATCGAGCAACCAACTGGCGTCCTCGGCATCGGCACCGTAACCAGTGTTGTCGGCACCGTCGTGACTATCGATCCGGCTGAAGGCATCTTCCACTATGACAGCATCATCGACACCATCACCGTGTTGACGGTCATTCGCGCCAGAGCTGCCGCAGACATCACTCGAGCCGCTGCCATTTACACTAAGCAGCCAGCCGCAAAGCCTTTCATCTTCGTCATCATGACCGACGTGTCAGTCTCGAAAGATCGCCATACGCCGAATGATGGCTTGGCAACTTTCACGAAGCAGGACATGCGCCTTCTGAGGCTACTCCAGAACTTTGCGATTGCTGTGTTCATTCCGACTGCCGACGATATTGGCGGCGACAATGCGCAACACATGGCATACGGCGAGATCTACGAGGCGCTGACCAAGATATTCTATGGCTTCGGGTTCAGCGATGAATCAGCCATCCAATATGTAACGGTATCAGCCGGCCATGGTCCAGGGCTCTACAATTCCGCGTACTACCTGCATGTATATGACTGGCAAGTACCGAACGTGGTAACATTCGAGTCGGGCTTTGACGGTCAATCTCCGTTCATTACCGACGTTGCATTCAGGGATATCAATCAATCCCTCTATGTAAATAACAGCGACAAGGCCATAATGTCCATGGCGCTAGACTTAGATGAGGAGCCTTTGCCGTGATCAATAGCATTACCATCGAAAACAAGAGCATGGTGAGCTTGCACGGCTTAAAGCCTGGTAAGCAGGCCGTCATCGAAGTAGATCGCGACGGCACGCCATTAGAGCAACATTGGCGCCGCCGCCTGAAAGACAGTATTACCGATGGCTGCATTACGGTCATTGAAACTCCTGGCGAAGTCGCCATCGAGAATAAATCCGCCAAGTCGACCAAGAAGGAGGCCGAGTAATGGCTGCCACAAGCAATCCGCGCATTAATATCCAGCTGCTACCGGCTGCCATCGTTGACGCCTTCGCGGATCGCCGCGACCTGATTTGCGGCGTGCTGCCTACTGCTGCCACTGCGACTACTGGCGCACTGGTGCAGAACGTCAACTCCTTGACCTTGGCCCAGCGTCGCGCTCAATTCGGTACTGGTGAGTTGTTCGGCCGCATCGAAAAATGGCTCCAGGCTAATGCCGGCAATAGTCCGCTGGATGTAATCGGCATCGACGAGTCTGGCGGTGGCACTGCCGCGACCGCTGTCGTTGCCTTCACTGGCACCGCGACTGCTGCTGGCACCATTACTGTATCGGCAGTGGATGAATTCCTGTTCACTACTACCATTCAGGTTGCTGTAGGTGCCACCGCCACCGTGATCGGCGCCGCACTTGAAGTGGCCCTGGACTCCTTTGTTGACGCGCCATTCACCTCTGCCGCCGTAACTGGCACCGTCACTCTGACGGCAGATGAGAAAGGCACCAGCGGCAACTTCTGGGGCATCAAGATCGCCATGAACGTGGAAGGCGTCACTCAGGTGCTGACCGGCTGGGCTGGAGGCGCGACTGATCCGACTCTGACCGGTATCTTCGACGTGATCACCGGCATTCGTTACACTGGTATCAGCTGGCCTGAATACTGGTCGGCAAACCTGTCCCTCGCGAAGACCTTGCTTGAAGCTCGCTTCAATGCCGCCAACGAGATTATCGATGGCACCGTTTTTCACGGTCGCAGCCTGACCTATGCGAACGCACTGACTGCGGTTTCTACCGAGAACAGTCAGGTCGTCGTGATGGGCGGCAACAACAAGATCACCACGCTGACGCATATCGGCCCTGCTATTCTGCAGCCTGCTGACTGGACTATGGCGTACTTCATGGGTGTCCGCGCTCGCCGCCTGACTCCATCGGCGCCGATTGCTGACTTCATCGTCACTACGTCCGGCTTGCTGGATGCGTTCGGTGGCCCTGCGCTGGCTTCGCTGCCGTACTTCAACACTCCGCTGGCTCGTACCTCCTTGGCATCGCCGAATCTGCTGTACAGCGCCGCTGAGCAGGTTGATCTTGAGCATAAGGGCTTCACGACTTTCGGCGTGAACATCGCGTCGTCAGCAATGATCATGGGGCCGGCTGTCACCAACTGGGTGACTGATGCCAGCGGTAACGAGAACGTCTCGTTTCATTATCTCAACTACGTCGACACCGGCTCAGCTTGCCGAGAGATCTTCTGGCGAACACTGCGCACGACCTTTGCCCAGTCACGTCTCACTGAAGGCGATCTGATTCCAGGTCGCTCCATGGCGAACGCCGAGAGTATCAAGGCCGAACTGCTGCGGATCTACCGTGTACTGGCTGGTGAAGCGCTTGCCCAGGCTGGCGACGATGCTGAGAAGTATTTCAGCGATAACACTGTTGTGACTGTCTCGCTGGCTACCGGCACTGCGACCATTACCGGCCCGCTGCCAATCGTCACCCAATTGCGCCAGCTCGACTACGCGCTCCAATTCAGCTTCTCCGTCGGGTCGACCGGCACAACTGTGACCTTTTAAGGAGGCGTCATGTCTATCACTCTTTCGGTCCCGTCGGTCATCGTCAACAACCAGACGATTGCGATTGTGCCAAACAGCTTCAGCTATGATGGCGGCGAGGGCGAAATCAACGTCCGCGCCGCTTCTGGTGGCGGCAATACCATCGAGTCAGTTCACTCGGTTAACGCTGAAGGCAAGATCGGTGGCTGCAAGTTCGATGTCTATCTTACGCCTGACGTGGATTCGTTGATCCGTACCTGGAAGAATCAGGTCGGCCAGAACAACATCCAGTTCGTTCAGCGCCTTAGCGGTGGTGGCAACTTCACTCGTTCGCTGAGCCGTCAATCGCTGATCAATGCTGTTGAGCGCGGAGCATCGTCTGACGGTGTCGTCTCGCTCGAGTTCAAAGGCGATCCGATGGCTAGCGTCTAATAATCAATATCAGAACCGTGTGCATGCACACGGTTTGCAATGAGGGGCAATACATGCAAGAAGAATATGAAGGCTTTATTGATAGCTGGGAAGATTACATTGGTGTCGGTGAAGGCGTAAATTCAAAGGAGTTGATCTGATGATTCACAACGGCACCATTGAGTTCTTCTCTGATCATGAGGTTTCGTACAGCTGCAAAGGCGCGACAAAAGAAACAACCGCCTTTGTACTGCGCGAGCCCGGAATGGATCACTGTGATCACTACATGCGCATCAAGCAGATGTTCATGCAGGTATTCATGGAGATCGGCGAAAAACATAAGGAAGGCGCTACTGATATCTCCGGCGAGGAAGTAAAGGCAATCGAAGAAGATCACGAGCAGAACAGCGAAGAGTTCGCCGAGACGCTCCAGATGCTGCTGCTGACCTCGAATAAGGTCAAGGTGTCTGACTTTCTCAATACTTTCCGCGCAATGGCCTGTATGCGCGCCAGCAAGCCCATCGTGATGCTGGATGGCGAACAGTCAATGACCGATGCTATCTGGTCGAGCATGCATCCTGACGACGGCTACAAGATGGCAATCCGGTGGGCAGCTTTTTTCGCTATGCCCTCAGCAGGCGGCCAGAAGACTTTGTCGAGCAAGCCGTCAGCATCGTTAGGGCAAGCGAAGGTGGTATAAGCTACGAAGTCGCGAAGGACATGCCACTCTGGGAGGTCCAGCAAGTCTGTAAATTTCTATCCAAAAATAGGGGCCGCTGATGGCGTTCAACATTGCATATACCTATCAGCTCATTGATAAGTACACGGCCCCGATTCAAAAAATCATCGCCGCCACTCGTGCGCATACCCGTTATCTCAAAGAAAACCAAGACGCCATCAAGGCCAGCAATGCAACGCTGACCAAGATGGCGAATCGGTCTGAGCGTCTGAATGGTTCACTGAAAGCGCTGGAAGGCAACAACGCGCTCAAGCATTTGACCAATCAAGCCAGGGAGTTGAATGCGCAAGTCGACAAGATGGGGCGCGCCAAACTTCCTGTTTTGCCAGGCGCTGGTGGCGCGCATGCTGAACTTGTAGGCAGAAAAAGTGTCGGTGGCAAAATGTCCCGCTTCGGCGCCGCCGCATCCGGCCTAACCGGTATCGGCACTGGCGTCGGCATCTCCGCCGTTCTCAAGCAAACCGCTGCCGTCGAAAACGCCATGATCGACATGGGCCGCGCTACCAATCTTCCGTCTGCAGAACTAAAAAAGTTCGAAGAGCGCTTTATGTCGCTATCCGAACAGATCGGTATCAGCACCGACAAGCTGGCGATCATGGCGTATGAGGGCTCCAAGACTGGCATCGATACCAAGGATCTGGATAAGTACGTCAAGATCACTGCGAATGCTGCCGTGTCATTCGAGATCCTTGAAGAAGAGGCTGGTCGCGCGCTGGGTTCCATCAAGGCCAAGATGGGTCTGAATATCGATCAACTCAAAGAGATGATGGATCGTATCAACTTTGTAGCTGATGCAACCTCTGCTGACGGCGAGCGCATGGTTAATATCATGGAGCGCCTATCCGGCACATTCAAGACGCTTAAACTTGATCCGTCAGTGGCTGCAGGATTGGCGGCCGTGGCGGATCAGCTTGAGTTCTCTCCAGAACTTGCGGCTTCCGGCATGCAAATGGTCATTAGCAAGATGATGCAGGCACCAAAACTTGCGGAGAAGATGATAAAGGCACCGGCGAATACAATACGAGAATTATTCGTTAAGCTTGGAAAACTTCCAGAGGCCAAGCGGATTGCGGCTGCAACAAAACTGTTCGGCGCAGAAGCGGCTCGCTTTGCCGTAAAGATGGCTTCGAGTATGGATTTATTTGATGAAACAATGAAAAAAGCCGGGGATGCCAAGGCAATCGGAAGTATGGAGCGCGAAATGGCGTCCAAGTTGAAGTCGTTGACGATGCTCTGGAAGAACATGAAGAACGCCATCACCAACGTGATGGTAGCTATCGGCGAAGGGCTGGCTCCAGACATCAAGCGGTTTGGTGAATACCTGCGCGAGATCACGCCGCGTATTCGTGAGTTCGTGCGCGAGCATCCTGGCATCGTGAAGTTTGCGGCCGGTGTTGCGGCGGTCGTGGCGATCATTACCT